AATTTCTTATATCGATTCCCAGAGAGAGAAGCTCTTCTTACTTCTTTGTCGAAAAACGACACATTCGGACGATTGGCTCCGGCGACCTTCGAAAATTCGTTGTTTGTAATACATTGACCAGTCTAACATCTATGATTTTTACAACCCAAAACACTAGTGAGACTATGTAGTGTAGAGGTTGTCCTATTTCATGTTATTCTCAACATTGTCTAGTTACACTAATAATAAGGAAAAATAGTGATAAGTTTACCTAGTAAAAATAATTGAGAAGCTCCTTTGCCTTGACTATCGCACACGGAGTAGGTACGGACAGTTTATACTCTTAACGGAGTGGTATAATAAATTTAGATTCGTTCTACGCAGTTGCGATCGAGCCATTTGGTCTCACGCACTAGGTAGGAATCCTCGAAACTCTCTGACATCATGTTTTGCCAACCAAGTTTCTCTACAACTTCCTTCATTTGTTTGTGACGAAAGTTAAAATGTTCTTCTCCATAGAACCACCATTCTCTGAGTGCGCCTTCAATGCACCCAACAGATACTTCTACTGGAGTTTGTACTTTGGAAGCAAGATTACAATGTAAAGATTTGAAAATAGATTCTTCATCTAACATAGCAATCCACATTCCTGTCTGAGTTTTACCTTCATTATTCACATAACGATAATTTGGTTCCCAGCGTGATTTGCGTTTAAGGAAATCAGCATCTTCATGTTGAATAAAAGGTACGGATTCTGCTTCTTTCTCAGCCATAGTATATTCAATTCCTTGTTTGTTGAATTCGGCTTGAATATTAGTATGGTTATACAAAGAGAAATCCTTATGGACTGACATCTTAACATCATCTCCGTAAGTCATCAAAGCTACAACATCAGCATATCTACCCTTAAAGTTAGGATAAATCGAGCGAAATGCGCATCGATGATAAAGTGAGTTAACGATTGAATTAGTATAAACAGTAAGATTCTGCCCAGAAGGATTAGAACCAAACAGTTGAATCAATTCACCATTGAGACTCATTACAGGGTAAGATACTTCAGTAGAAGCACCTCGCATGATTTTAAGATCTTCTTCGGAATATCCAGCAAGTTTAGCGATGTGTTCAAAAACTTGAGCTGCCAACAGAGTCATACGAGCAGACATATGTTGATCATAAGCTTTGAAATCACCTGCAACAATGCGGTCAGTTCCAAATTTAACCATGTGTTCATTAACTTCGTGCCATCCTCTACCTTGAGAATTAATGCCTACAGCACACTCTGAAACGAGTGAAGCATTCGACAAGAAATGACATAAAGTCAGAAAATACTTACGAATATTAAATTGCAAAGAAACAGGAGATGCTTGAAAACATCTAACTTTATCCTTCGTAATTTTCGTAGGTTCATCTTTTGTACATGTTTTGAAAATGTCGTATGAACGTTGTTCATTTAACCACGCCATGCGTGCTTCATGAGCAACTCTTAGAGTTTCATCATCGAGTGCTCGTGGGCAAGTTGTGGTTTTATGAACTTCAGGGTCATATACTAAGTCTGTCAAATAATCTTTCTTTGGTTTATTTGCAGGCCAACCCATCGATGTACTAGGTTTCATAGCATCAACAAAGGACATTCCATCAACGCCGGAAACGGTTTCGACATCGTCTAATACTCTGACCTTAGAAAGTAATTGTTTCCCAAAATCAGTTTGTGCGAGCTTGTTAAAACCTGAAACATAATCGTTGTAGGCCCATTCAAGTACATCAGCTGGAAATTCTTGGAAAGCATTACCTGCACCAGACAGATACTTTTGGTATGGTGCCCAATCTGGACAAGAGTTTCCTTGATCAATTCCTCTCTTTCTACAGTTCGCAGGTTTTCCATGTTTACGGATATCTCCAGTTACTTCAGTAACAACTGCAGAAGATGGTGAAACGATCACTGAAGACATAGGTCTAATTCTTCCTTCTGGCATAGTACCAAAATGTGCTAATTGTACATCTTCTTGATATCTTGCTGGTGATTTAGACTCAATAACAGGTCTCGGAGTGTAATCCTTACCATAAGACTGAGTAATCATAGTACCAGAATGTGTAGCAAAAACACAAGTAGGTCTCGAAGCAAGAATATTCTTACCTTCGAGAATCGCCTCTTTGGTACAGCGTGTAATAGCAGCTGTTGTTGTATTAGAAATACCAGCCGCATGAAATCCAGCAATGAAGGATTGATTACCCTCATAAATGTGTACTGACATACATTGACCACCGAAAGTAGGAGCAGAATACTTACAAATTCCTCCAATAAATGAAGTTTTGTCGGTATTAATTCTCTTATATTCGGAAATACGTGTACGGTCAACTACGATTTCTCCTTGTGGGGTTCTATTGAGCACTCTCGTAATGAGTTTACGATCGGTAAATTTCGATGGAAAGTAATCCAATAGATTTTTACGATCGCCCGAGCGTGGACAATAAACCAGACACACGTCACAATCTTTGAGTAAGACACAGTCTAATGGACTTATCATACACTCAAAGTTCAAAGGAGAAGCTATTTCAGGCGCATTACGACGTACTTTCATTTTCATCGTAGTGCTAGGCATCTCATGTCCTGGAATTAATAACATATTAGAACCTACGAACAAACCATTACTAAATCTTTCTCCTAATTCTATGTGAACTAATTGCTTCTCAATATGTGGTTGCAATTGATCAGTAGTCATAAAAGATTCTTTAGATAGTGCTGGTAGTTCTTCAATAGTTGGCTCTAACCAAACGTTGTTAGTTTCCATGTGAACAGACATACCATTTCCTTGTTCATCCATTGTCGCGGACTGCAGATGCTTATACAGTTTGTAGGCTGCATAGATAGCAAAGACTGCGGAGGCAAAGAAAAAGATCTTTTTACCTGTCTCACGATCCATATCGCGAATGTTCTCGATGATTCTAGGTACTAATTCACGGGACTCAAGGAGTTTAGTAATAACATACTCTTTACGGGCACGGATGGCAGTTGCACTGACTGCTAATTGAAACATTAACTTCTGTGCAAGCATTGCTGGCCACCCTACTATCGTTAAAATAGCGGCAATAATATTTAATTTAGCTATTTCATAGAAGAAATTTCTTGAATTATACCAAGTTAAAAACCATTGTGTTTTCGATTGCACAAAGGTGGAACTAGGAATAAAATTCTCCCAACGTAAAGCCCTTGGTTCTAAATACTCATTGTAAAGATTTTCAAAATCAATTCCTGATTGAGAATCCATTTCTTCAACTTCCGATTCGTCGTCGGAACATACCTCACAAGTGCAGTATTCAGCGTGCATGCCGCAATGTGGACATAACACTTTGTTAAAAATAGCCTTGGATGAATCCACTACAGATTTTTGAATCGCAACATGACTCTCAATCATAGATCTCATTAATACCAATAGTTCTGATACTCCGATCTTTGTAGCTGGTACCTCAATACCTTCTTTAACAAAAGTAAGAGGTCTGTCGAGACAGTTATTACCATTTCCTCCTACGCTGGGGTCGAAATATTCATAACAATCAAACTCCCACGCGTCAGGAAATAAGTTTCCACGCTCGGCTTCTTCGGCTAATCTTTTCCCATCAATAAAAGCTCCTTCGTGTCCTTTCAAAAATTCAGGTTTAACACGAGCTTCAATGTGAAGGGGGAAACGTCTAAGAATAGAAACAGGTTCATTAGAATAATATTTAGCTTCTAGTTCTTTAACATTAGTGGTTGCTGCTACAATCTTTGGCTTGATTTGGATTTTTCCTTTCAAATCAGCTTCAGCCATAATAGCAGTTCTTGCAACGTTATTGATAAAATTGATAACATTGACAGTCGGATTTACTTGGGTAGTAGATCCTTTAGCATTAGCAAAGTCATCTAATAAAACAGCCTCAATATGCGACTTGTAATCAGAATGATATTTGTCTAATTCATTAAGAGTACATATGGAATTTGGATCTACAACGTAGTTCTTAACTCCTCTTACTCTAGCATCGGTTTGGAGTGCGAATGAAATTAAATTATTAACAATCGTACTTTTTCCAATACCTGACTTTCCGAATACACAGAAAGCGAAAGGTGCTTCTCGAAGGCCCCCTGAAGTTCTAACTAGTTCAAAATCAGTTTTAACCTTTAGTAAACGTTCGAGATGTTTAAGCATTAATACACGGTCGTGATTAGATGCGGATTTACATATTGCTCTACAGTCTGAAATGACTTTTTCTAAATCTCTTTCAAAGTCATTTTCTGATGCCCATGGACAAGCTTTATTTTGTCCTTTATAGGTTCCAAGTTTAACATATTCAAAGTTTGTAACAACTCTCAAGTAGTCTTCTTGAAATTCCATTGCGGTATCATCATCATACAAGAAAGG